GCGCTCCGGTAGAAGAGGGGACAGGTATGGCAGGACGACCAACATATTTCAGGCTGTATGACCATGGCAGGTACATGGGGGAGTATAGAAACTCTGAACTTATGGAACTGCTGGATATCCGTCATCATCAGCTGATTGCCTATTATAGTGATACCGGCAGGGAGTATAAGGCTCGTTATCTGATTGAACGGATAGAGGAACCCATGCGTGGAAGTTGGGCAGCGGAGTGGGACTGCGCCAGGCTGAGGGCCCTGTGGGACGGCACCCGGCTGAAGATTCTGGTAAAGGGGCGGGAGAAACAGCAACAAAGCTGGCTGTGGAAATACAGATAGCAGTCGGTATGGGAACCTTGAAACGGTAAGATGGGATTATATGAAAATTAACCTACATTTACGAAGGGAGACATATGAAAGATTTAAAAAGAGCGGTATTGATAACTATCATTTTGGTGTCAGGATTACTTGGCGGGTGTTCCTCATGTAGCAGGATGGGAAAGTCTATTAGTAGTGACATGAAGGGAGGGCTTAACCGCACGGTTACGCTTTATGATTATAATGGCGAAGAAATTCGGCATTGGTCTGGTAAGTTTGACGTTTCTGAAAGTGAAAATGAGGTGTACTTTGACGACCAGAACGGAAAACGTATTATTATCCATGGGGGAATTATTGTCAATGAAGAAAATTAGCATTGGAGGTGTAAGATGCCAGAGAGGACGCCAGACAACTGTAAGTACATTAAGCGCTGCGGGGAGCCGGGACGGGACAGTAATGGTAAGTGTATGGGATTTAGCCGTGCTGGTGGTGATGAGCCAATAGAGGTGTGCAAGCGGTGCGTATACTGCACAGCACATAATGAGGAATATTAATATTTCCAGGAGAACCGGAGGAAAGGAGAACTATGAAATACACGATTGAAACTACGGAAGATGGATGTGTGGAAGTTCTGGAACTACACGATGGAAGCAAATACACTAAGAGACACGTGAAAACGGCATATGGCTCTCAGT